CGGCTTCGGCGGCGGCAGCGCTGCCGGTTTGGCAAACGGCTTGTTGCTGTCGCGTTCGTTCAACGCCTCGATCGAGTAGTTCTGTTGCTGCAAGTAAACAGTGTCGCCACCATCGAGCGGAGGCAGATTGATTTTCTTCCGCGCTTCGTTCGGCGCGATCAAACCGGCCTTGATGCCGTTGCCGTAGGTCTCGTACTGCGTCGACGTATCCATCTTGAGCAGATCGTCGAGTTCAAATTCGGTGCCATACGCGGTGCCGTTTTCCGTCAATCCAAGGCCTTCATCGAGCAACGCCTCGATCGCTTCCATCAAGCACTGCAAGCATTGCGAATAGTATTGCTGGTTCAGCGCCTCGATATTGTTGTACGTCGGCGCAGCACCGATGCCGATCATGTACGGCGGCACATGGAACGCCGAGCAAACCGTTTCCGCCGTCCACTTCAACTGCGCGATCAGTTGCGCATCATCCGCTGTCATCGTCAAAGCTTCGTATTTCAAACCGTCGCCCAACACCGCGATCTTGCCTGAGTTCGCGCCGGAATAATTCTGCTCCCACCGTTCTTTCAACGCGCGCGCGGTGTGATCCGGAATCGGACCCGGCGCGGTCAAAATGCCGCCCGGTCGCGCGCCGGATTGAAAAAACAACGCCGATTGATTCTGGATGGCGAGGCCCTGCACAGCGGCCAAACCGCAAGCGGTGATCGGCGATACGCCGCACAGCGGATGATAGAGCGGGCACATGACATCGTGGATGATTTCCGACGCCGGAATCACGAACTGCCGACCGGAGACGACTTCGGTCTGGTCAACGCCGTTGGCGCGCGTTTCATCGAGGCCCGCAAGGATGTTCTGTCCGACGTTGTAATAAACCGAGCCATCCGGCGCGATCAGTGGACGGCAGCGCTGCGGATCGAGCACATACATCGCCACGACAACGTTGCGCGCATCGCGCTCTTTCAAAACGTAAGTATTGCCGCTGATCAGTTTCGACGTGATCCATTGCTCGATAAATTTCAGCCGCGTCTGGTAGCGGTTCGGCTTGCGCAACACCGGCGAAAACGACGGCACGTTGACTTCTTCCCAGATGTCGGTGTCCTCGTTTTCCTCGACCAAGTTGATGCACAATTTGCCGATGTCGCTCGCGATCAGCGAAACGCAGGCATAGACGGCGTGATAGGTCAGAACATTATCGAGCCGCACTTCGACGTTGCGTTGCCACGCGCCGGGAAACGATTCGCGGATCGTATTAAACCAGCCATCAAACCAGCCGTTATTGGTGATCGGCGGCACCAGCGGACCGGCAGGCGGCGGAAACGCCTTGCTGATGACAAGCTCCCGGCCACCCAAGCCGGGTCCGTTTTGCACCACCTTAAAATCGTAACCGAGCAGCCGCATTTATTCCTCGGCTTGGATGTCGCGGCGTTTGTACGTCCGCTTTTTCTGCACGAGTGCGTCGGCGGATTCCGTTGTCATCAGTCCCGCCTGCGGCTGTTGCGGTTCTGGCTGCGGAGCCGGTTTGGGATCCTCCGCCTTCATCGCGCGCGTTTGCATGGCGTCGACCTTTTCACACGACTTGATGATTTCGACGAGGACGCGACCGTTCACGTCATCGGCCTCGAACACGTCGCCTTTTTTGCGTTGGCCTTCGTAATAGGTGTCATCCAATGCGCGCAATTTCATTTTTTGATTTCCTTCACTTGTGCAGCGGTGCGCCGAATACCTGCCATCCGAGCAGGCCGAACAACACGAACAGCAGCAACGTGCCAGCGCCAGCGTAAGCAACGCCGACCATTCCGAAATGCACGGCGAGACCGAACACGAACCAAACGAGCATGATGACCCAAAAAGCGAGACCGAGTGTCATGGGCGTTCCTCCCTCTGTTGAAAACGGAACGCGCGCTGCAACGCCGGATGGCGAATTAAAACGCGCGTTCCGTCATCGGCGGCGGAGCGAAAACACTGGGAGCGTCAAACGCTCAGCCGCCGATCCGTTATCAGCCGTAAACCGCGTTCGAGATATACGCGACGGCTTGCGCGCGGCGCTTCTGCCAGTTGATCCAACGCTCGGCGCGGATGCCGGTCATGTTCATCTGCCACAGCGACATCAGCGTAGTGGTCCCGATAGGCGGGCTGTCAGGTGCCGAATCCATCTGGACCGATGCCTGATTGCTCGCGTCGAGTACCGTCTGTCCGTCGTCGGCCAGCATGATTTCCGATGCCTTCGCAAAAATCAGTGGCGCTCCGTCAGCGGGCGAGCCGCCCACATACGGAACGTTTTCTGATGCGATGTACGGATAACCAGCAAGCACACCACCTTCGCCGGTCATCTGCGAGTAGAACGGCTGACCGAGGGCGTTGAGCATCAACGAGAATGCCAGCGCCTGTTGCTGCGTTCCGATCCACACGCCACTCGATGTCGACAGGTTGGCATTGAGGAACGTCTGGAACAGCCGTTTGATGTCTGCCTGGAAGGCAGCTTGGTTTGTGCCGGATGCCTGAATGTTCGTCGAGCCGTTGGTAATCGATGCAGGCGAGACGTTGGCAACCGCTGCAACCGCTGGATCGATGAACTGGCGATCCAAGAATGCAGTCATCGCTTCGATCATGTCATTGCGCACAACCGCTTCCGCCGACGGATTGGAGAACCGCGCCAGTTCGTCGGTGATGATGACGATGCCGGCTGCTTTTGCCCAACGCAGGGTAACGGTTTGGAACGCCATCTGCGAAACCGGCTTAGGCGCTGCTTCACCGACCCACCCCATCGACGATCCAGTTGTCGTTGCGGCCATCTGGATGTTGAACGGAACACGGCGCAAGCCGGGAATCCGCCCGATGATCGTCGCCGGACGCAGCAATTCGATGAACTGATCGGCCAGCACTTGATAAACGACCAGTGGCGAGGCCCACGTCGCGTCGGTTGTCGTTCCGGCACCGACGGCGGCTTTCACCAAGTACGGATCCTTCATCAAGGTTTGCACGTCGGATTCGAGCAGCTGCAGGACTTCCGGCGTGTTCGACCAGCCGCCGTATTTCTCGGAGGCCTTCGCATAGTTGATCGATTCCCACCGCGATCCGCGACCCGCCGCCAATGCTTGCGCATAGCGGATGAACGCCGTTCCCGGTTGGACGTTGGCTTTGACGCGGACGGCGCCTTGATAAACCTTGCGCCGTTCCGCCGCCTGCGGCGGAATAACGATGCCGTCGAGTCCTTGCGCCGTGTCGACTTCCTCGGCTTGCGCCAGCATGGTTTTTTCCATGTCGCGAAGCCGCTTCAAGTGGCTGTCGATTTTCTTAACGTCGGCATCGAGCGTGTCGTATTCCTCGCTTTCCGCATCGGTCAGTGTTTCGTTTTTCTCCGATGCAGTGTCCATCAATTCCTTCTGGCGAGCGGCTTTCGCCGCGCGCGTGTTTTCAAAAGCAGTGATCTGCTCTTGAATCGTTTTCATTTTAGGCTCCTGTGCCCGCGGCTTCGCCGCTGGCTTTTCCCCCGTGACGCCGGGACGTTTCGGTCGATCAGCATCATCCGCCGCCGATTTGCCTGACGCGGCGAGCAGCGGTTGATCCAAGGACCGTATGGCTGTGATTGTTGCTTCGGCGTTGGCCGGTATCGTTACCAGCGACAACTCGAAAACTTCTGTCTTGGTGAAGTGGATGCCGTCAGTTTCCTTGATGAAGGCGTATTCCTTCGGGCGGAAGCCGATCGATACGGCGGACACCAAACCCAACTTGACGCTTTCCCACGCCTCATCGAGCCGGTTCTTCAAATTGCCCGGCGTATCGGTCTGCGCGAGCTTCGCGCTGAACTCGATTCCGTCGTCGGTTGCTTTTTTGAAAATGACCTCGCCGATCGGCTGGTCGTGTTTGTGTTGCCACAAAAGTTTCAGCGGGTTTTTGAACTCGACGCCTTTCGGCTCGATGATGTCACCCATGCGGTCGGGCGTCGGCGTTGTCGCCATGCCCATGATCTGCCGCTTCTCGCTGTCAATGGATTTGACATTGAGAATCGAATACGCGCGATTCATCGCTGGTCCCTTTCCTGTCAATGCGCGAGCAGGCAATCAGTCTGTGCGACCTTTCCCTGCGCGTCGACGGTCAAGCATTTTCCCGGCGTCGAATTGAGCACCGGATCGCCGATCGCGATTGACTTGGAAGCCGGGGGACCACCGTCCTTCAAGTCGTTCACTGTCGTACCCACGATCACTGAGTTGCCGGGGATCAACGTTCCCTCCGGCTGCATACCTTGCTTGTTAGCTGATTCGGAAACCGCGCCGATGAGAAACAGCATGATAACGATCAGAATCAGACGTTGCAGCATCGTCGCCTCCCTAGTCCGGTTTCATCTGCCGGATGACGCGCGCGGCCTGCTTGTAGGCCGCAGCATAATTGACGTTGTGTTCGAGCGATAGGATTCGCTTGGCGACCAATTCCAGATAGCGGCGCACGGCGCGCGCCTCGATCGCCGTCAGTGCCATGCCAACCGGCCCGACGTTTTCGTGGCGCAAGTAAAAACCGCGCCGGTTTAACCGAACGCCGTCTTTGCCGACATCGAGTTTGGTGACAGTGCCCAATTTTCCCCCCGGATAAATCGGCGGCGCAGGGACGGGAACCCACGCGCCACCGAAATATAAGCCGACAACTCCGACGCGGTTATCAGCTTATCGCTTCGGCCCTGCTCCGCTTGAGCCGGGCGCATAATACCAAGTCATTTTGCCACTGCCGTCCGTCGCAAGGCCCCAACCGCCTGTTTCTGGTGCGGCTTTGATGACGAGGGTCACGCCGCCGCCTGACGGCGGCTCGGTCGGTGGATCAACCGGTGGATCAACCGGTGGAACGTTTGGCGGAATGATCGGGCCGCCATCAACGTGCAGGCCCTGAATCGACGCATAGCCAAGCATCACAGCCGGAACCGGCTTGTCGTCGGCGCTTTTGCCTTTGGGCATCAACACGCCGTTAATGAT